GCTACAAGTTTACTGACTTCCAGCACCACTCCCATAATAATGATAGGAATGGCAGCGGCTGCAAAAATGGCAGTTAATCCGATAACAGAATAATATACTGCTACTGCTGAAATACTTAGCCCACTTATAAGAGCTAGATATGCTATAAATTTTTCATTTAGTGTAGGTTTCATTAAATTATTTATGGTATGCACTGGCTTATTCTGTTAACTTATATTTCAGCTCCTTATAAACAGATTCTTCAAACTTCCAGCTAGGCATGCCCATAGTTGTAACAACCAAATTATAAGAGATATTATTTTGTTCACACATAGTGGCTAGATGATTTCTGGCATATTGGTCAAGCGGCCAGATTTCAAATAGCACATCGTTAAATGCGTATATAGGTCTCATCGCCGCATTGAACTGATTTCTTTAGCCTCGCGGTCAGAAAATATTGGCACAGCATTACTCTTATGTAAGGTACCGATACCTACAATATTATGACCTGTATAAACTGGAGCAGCCTTCTTGGCAGCAGTACCCACACCAGAGTCATGACTGGGTATATGACTATTAGTAGTACGACCTGGAGGTGCAGATAGGGTATAGGATAATGGTTTGGCCTTAAGACCCTGTGTACGTTTACGTTCTTGTTCTTCTACACCTAACTTCTGTTTCAATGCCTGCCAATCCTGTTCTAGTTGTAAAGCCTGTCGTTTCTGTTCTGCGGAGCGATATTTGATCTTACCTTTGCGTTTGCCTGTAGTAGATAACCAAGGACCTTCAAGATGCATAGTCATAAAATCAGCCTCATGTCTAGTGTGTAAAGTCTTTATTATACTTAGGTTTTTACTTATTGTCAAGTTAGATTTAGCCAAAATAAAACCCCACCATAGGCGGGGTTTATATTATCCAAAATATGGATTAGAAGCGATGACGCACACCTACACCAGTTACACGAGTATCAGCCCATACTGCATTAGTACGGCTAACACCATCATTGGTATATGCTGTGTCGCGAACAGCAGCATATAGGTCTGTACGCTTGCTTAGGCTATGGCTAACACCAAGTGCCCAACTAGCAGTTTCAGCTGTCTTGTTGCTAACAAAGGTATGGTCATGACGAGCATAACTTACCATAGCTTGATTACCTTTACCAAATGGTAAACTTGCACCGATGCTCCAACCTTTATCTTCTTTAGTTACTGCATCACTATGTTCGACCTTGTCCCATTGTGCATAAAGTTTGGCAAACTTAGCATCAAAACTCCCACCTAAAATCATAGAAGTCATGTTTGGCTTACCAGCACCTTGCTCAACATCTTGCCATGTGGCAGTTAAACCAACATTCTTATTGAAATACATAGCGCCAAGGCTCTTACCTACTTGTTTAGTTCCTGCACTGTCGTCCTGAATACCTGCTGAATATACACCAGATACCATTACGCCATTAAGATTAGTTTTGACTAGAACAGAATTATTCCATCCTGAGTCAGTGCCACCGCCTGCTAGGTTGTAGTTGTTAGCTCCAAAACGTTGGGTAACTATTGGGCTGAAAACGAAACTATCACCAAAGCTGTTAAATGCTACGGTTGAAATGAAGTACGGTGTTGTGACACGACCTACTTGAACTTCACCTGCTTTATTGCCTAGAGCAACATAAGCACTACGAGCATAAAAGGTATCGCCATTGAAACGACCTTGTTGAGCTGTATCTGCTCTTACAAAAGTTTCGAGAACTGCGCTAGCTTGAAAATCACCCATCTTCTCTACACTTTTGATACCGATATAGCTAGTGCTCATTCCACCACCACTTACATGAGTAGATGATTGGCCAGCAGTAGTACGACCTGCGAATCCGTCCACTAAACCATAAAGGCTAGTCTGAGCTGATGCTGCTGTAGTTAAACCTGCTAACAATGCAGCTAATAAAAGTTTCTTCATATTTTTAATATCCTTTTTTATACCATAACGTCTTAACGACGATGTGTAGTTTTAATTATAATACCTAACTTGAAAAGAGCAAGAAAAAGGCCCTAAAATGGGCCGTTTTTGGCAAAATTAGTTTGCCAATACTTTAGATACAGCATTTATAACACTAGCGATACGACCAATATCTCTAAGTTGTTCTACGGTATATCCTTCCTTCTTTAACGTATCGTAATGAGCTTTCACGCAAAAATGGCATTTTCCTACAATACTAGAGGCAAGACTATAGGCTTCGAAACGGCCTTTAGTTGTTCCGCCATGTGTTGAAATGGCATTCATACGTAGTTGTGCTGGTAAGCCTTTTAGATTATCATCTTCAGACATTTCTACATATGGATACCAAGTATTGTTCATAGCCATTAAACTAGCCGCAGTTAGAGCAGCATCTGCTTCTTTACGGTCAGCTATCTGTGCATGTAGCCAAGTCCAAAACTTTGAATTACCCGTAGCAAATGCTGCGGCTACTGCAACTGCTTCAGCTTCTTCTGTAGGTAATGAGCTGCGTTTAATAACTGCATCTAAGTTTAATCTTGTATCTTTGGCATAATCAGGAATACTCTGTTCCTTTAATGCATCAACCCACTGTGTCATTCTGTGTCTCCTTAATAAATTCTTGTAATAATGGTTCAGCCCAAATCATCTGTGCTGCAACTGCTACTAAAACACCAGCACCAATCCATATAGTTTTGGGCCAACGTTCCATTAGTTTAGCTACCAAAGTACTACCAAACAGTATGATAGGTACACTGACTAATAGACCGAATATAATGAGCCACCAATTACCTCCAGCGGCACCTGCTATAGCAAGAGCATTGTCAAGGCCCATTACAGCATCTGCCCAGACAATAGTAGCCATAGCACCCCAGAATGTTGTAGCAGCATTAACTTCGTGCTCTGATTCTTTATTGTCCCTTACCAACTGCCATGCTATATAAAGCAGAGCCAGTCCACCTATTAGTCTAAGTCCTGGAATCATAAGCAGATAAGTTAGTGCAGCCACACAGGCGAACCTTACACCTACTGCACCTATGGTTCCCCATAACATTGCTTTTCGACGTAAGTTAGGTGGAAGGCGGCGACTTGCCATGGCAATCACAATAGCGTTTTCGCCGCCCAGGACTACATCTATTAAGATAATGGCCATTAAGGCCCATAACATTTCTATCATAGGTCTTTATCCTTATTTTTGTTATAGAGCATATTTCCTAGCCAAATGGCAGCTACGGCAGTAATTAATAAAACCAATAGTTTAAACTCTATTACATCCCAATAGGTATGTCCTTCTCCAAGCATTACAGCGTCTCACCACCTATAGCACGATTACATGGGCAAAGCTCGCCAGTCTGCAATGCATCTAATACACGTAGTGTTTCGTCTGGGCTACGACCTACATCTAGGTTGTTTACTGTGACATGTTGAATAATATTATCTGGATCAATAATAAATGTAGCACGTAGAGCAGCACCTGCTGGAGCATAGAATACACCAAGTTGTTCTGCTAGACTAAGTGATCCGCGAGCAACATCTGCAAACATCCAGCTATTGGTTTTCTTTAAATCTTCATGATTAGCACGCCATGCTAACTTACAAAACTCATTATCTGTGCTACCAGTTAACAATACTGCATCACGATCAGCAAAGTCATTAACTAGCTTGTCGTAGGCTACAATCTCTGTGGGACAAACAAATGTGAAATCTTTAGGATAAAAAACTACAACTTTCCACTTACCTTCGAAACTTTGATCTGTAATAGTTTCAAATGCGCCATCTGGTGTAAGGGCACCTGGCTTAACTCCTGTTACTGCAAACTCTGTTACTTTATCACCTACTGTTTTCATTTTCATTTTTCCTTTCTGTGTGTTGAAAATTATTTTTGTGACCTACAATTCGGACAAATTAATTCTAGGTTCTCTTCTTCGTTATTATGTGTGTTATGATCCTTATGATGTACGGTTAAAAATATTTCTAATCCTAACCATGAAAATAAACCACAGGATTCACATCTGTGTCCTCTTTGTTCTATAAGATACTTCTTAATATATTCTGGTACTTGCCGCCAAGCAACTTTGTCTTGATTACGTTTCCATTCAGAAACTAAAGACCTAGACCTATGCTGCTGTTGGCAACTATTATTACAATACTTGTTGGTATAACTATTTCCTTTTAGAGGATTTTGTCTACCACAGTTTAAACAGGTAAAACAACTTAACATATAAATCCTTAGAGCATATTGTAAAGCACTCTGTATTATTTAGTGCTCTATGTAAAATATATAGGAAAATGTGAATAAAATTAACTATTAGTTTAGCCATGCAGTCTTGATTACTAAAATGTCAATCAAATAAATTCATATCTACATACTTCACTACTAAATCTTTATGTTCGCTGTCTGTAAAAAATTTACCAAGATCTTTAAGTATTAATTTATAATCTCTAATATTGCGTTTGGTCAGCAGTCTAGTCGCTGCATCTTTACTGTTTTCCATATGAATTTGAAAATTAGTAGGTTTCTCAATATCCTCAGCGTTGCCTTGTTTATGTCCACCGATTTCTTTTGGATCCCTCCAATAGTAGCAGTAAGCAGGGATACTATAAGTATCGGAAACTAATGTCTTATTCTGTTCAAGTCTATTATACCAATTCAAATTTTCTAGTCCTGAATTTGGAGTGAATGTAGCTTCTTCTATATACATCATAATTGTAGCTTCAAGGAAATTATGTTCTAGGGTAGGTTGTTCTCTCCACCACATAATACTTTTATGAGGTTTCCATGCTCTGGCCTGTGTGCGTATAAGGCCTTCATAGCATTGTTGAATATTCCACGGCAAAAAAATATCATCATCGTCCCAGGTTATATAAAGATTACCCGTAGACCTTGAGACTCCGTCCCTGCGAATGGCACCTGTACTGTTATATTGAATGCCAGTTTCTAAGTCAATATTAGAGTTATAAATTTTTATTTTATTTTTATCTTCTAGAGAAAATGTATCATCTAATTCTAGAGGGTTGTCTACATCTGTATTACAAATTATAAGTTCCGTTTCTAATTCTGTTTGTTGACTTAGAAAACAAGCTATTGATCTTTCAACACAGGTAAACCTCCTATAAGTAGGCATTACGCAACTAACTTTGTTCATGAATATCCTTTAATAATGGTCTTCCTATATAGGCTGAAAAGTCAGCAATAGTCCGTTGATTACCTAATACTTCAGGCATTTTTCCTGAAAAAATATCTATTAATTTCTTTTTTGATTTTTCATTTCTTTCCCAATGCCTTACTTTTCTTAACTTATCATCTGCTTCTCTGTAGTGTAGCGGCCATAGATCTTTGGATTGTTGGGAAGCAGTCCACTCTTTATATAAATGCCATGATATATGGACACTAGGATTAAATAAATCATAACCATGAGTAAATGCTTTTAGTGTAGTTAGAAGCTCTTCTCCGTCAACATAAATGTCAGGATCATATATACAATCTTTAACAAAGGATCCATCACCAAAAATAAATCCTCCATTTATAAACGGACTAGGGATTGGCTCTGTAAAATTATTATCTCCTCCGGTGCCATTATGAAAAGTAAAAATATTATCTGTTCTTAAAATTGTTCTAGGAGTATATGGTGGAAAAAATATTCGTATTCCGTTTTCTATTTTATAGCTTGTTGGGTAGGCAGCAAACACAACTTTAGATGAACCTTTAGACTTAACTAATGAAATTTGATCTAATATTAAATCATCCCAATTTTTAGTCAATGCCATATGACTATCTAGTTGTAGAAAATACGGTTCATCTGAATATTGTTTACAAATTTGATGGCGAGCCCAACATACTCCTTGGCTATCTATGTAATTAAAATTTAACAGTTCTACATTCGGATGATGGTATGAAATAAATTTATCAGGATGATCTTGCTGGCAAACAACTATTCTGATCATTTCAGGCCTACTAGCATTTTCCAATACGCTATTTATAGTGAACTGTAATTCTGGGTCTTTATAACTAGCAATGCTAACAAAAAAATTAAACATAGCCCCAGTGGTAAAAAATGTATATATTTTTATCATATGGATCACAGACAATTTCGTTTCGCCAGTGCGGGTATATTGTGCCTTCCATTAAAGCAGCTTGGCTTGGTTCCAAATCTATTGAAAGGAAATTTGATTTATATTTTTCAACATTGTCGTTACTGACCCAAAGACCCTCGTGTGGTATAGTGCTAACATTTAACGGCCATGATTGTTTAGTATCTTTACGAACGCATAAACTAAGTGTTAAGTCTAATCCAGGTCTGTCAGTGTGAGGTGATAGATAGCTACCATTACGATATATTCTCGAATAGGTGTGACTAAATTTTACAGCACGATTGACGGAAGGAAGTACCATTTTTTCTATCATACCTACATAATTTAAAGTGTCGTTGATATTGGAATATCCATGACTATTTTTATAATACAGTGTATCTCTGTTTTCGTCTATTAGATTAGGACAGTTGATTATAGCGTTTGATAATATTTCCAATTCTTGTTGAGGTAAAGGAAATAGGAATTTTGCTAGTAGCATGACCGTATTTATTGGGATAAAAAGACCTGCCGAAGCAGGTCTGGTTGGTTTGGTTACAAGGTCTTTCCTACCCCGGCTAAGCTCAAGCGGCTAAAGCAAATACCTCATCATTGGCATTTATTTTTTTTGCTAGAATTACGTTCTTCGCCTATCGTGTTGTCCAGTCATCTATTCAACGCCAATCGATCCCAGTTCTGGCCCATCATAAGGAAACTTCTTGTTTTAGGTAAGCATCAAACTGTTCTCTCAATGCTCGCCATATTTGATCTCTATCATTAGGTGTTGCCATGTAAAATGAATTTAAATCAAAATCCCATTTACAAATCTCGAAACCTTCTTCTGTTTTAAAAGTAGCATAGATAGTTTTCATTAATTTCCTTATGGTGGACCAGAGGGGATTTGAACCCCTGTCTTGCTCGTTCTTCAACTTCCTTCATACAACAATAATCTTTATAATAATAAAAGTCTAACAGAATGTCAACTTTTTTGAGTATATTATTTTGCTGTGCCACCATCTATTACATCAGTGACTTCACGCTTAGGCAGGCTGTTCAAGGCGTGTATCTGCATTGAATCCAAATCTTTAAAACTGGGTTCTATTTTCATAGCGTGCTGAGTAGCAATCTCCCTATTTGGGGCCCTAACCTTAACTGCCACAGTAGGTGTATCTTTATCTACATTATATACATAGAAGATAGGCATAAAACTGCCGTGTTGTGGCTTTTGAGCACTACTCCATTTTTCAGGTGCAGCACCTTTTTGTATGACAAACACGAACCCGTTATCACTGCTATTCCTATACAATGGATCCTTTTGTATTTCATCAAATGGTATAACGTGCCAGCCTACTTCCTTGGCCACACGTTTAGTTATGGTGTCGTACATTCTTGCTCTGGACTGCTCTTTCGCTGTGAAGAATAATCGATCTGGGTTATACATTTCCACAAAATCTTTACAGGCCTGTCTAACCGTGGCAAAAATCACATTAGCGTTGCCACCACCTGTTATATCATAACTATCGCCTACTTTAAATTGAACTTCGTATTCTTTACGATTTCTATGTGGAAATTCCCCAAATTCTACTTCTAATTCTTCATCTTCTTTGTTTCCATATTGATCTGTCACTGTAACATAACCTCTGGCCGCAATATAGTCACTACCCTCTGCCCATTCAAGATCTACAGCAAGTTTAGGGTCTAAAAGTTCTTTTATTATTTCTCTGAATCGCATCCAGTATTTATTTTTACACTTACCGTTTAGGCTCTACTAGATTAAAATGTCTACGTATAATAGGCGTAGCGGGCAGATTAACCTGCCACGCCGTGTCTGCAATTTCAGCACATTCCTCTGCTAACATCTCAGCAAACAGTTCAATGCTTTCTGTATATTCTATACCTGCACGATCTGCTATGGCTTTTAGTCTAGCATTAGATGCTGTATACATTACTTACCCGAAGGAACTTTACCTTCTACACCTTCGATGTAAAAGTTAATACGACCCTTCCAAGCATCATCTGCTGCTTGGTCCTTCTCTAACACTACTTTACCAGTGTTATCTTTCAATGGACCTTGAAACACGTTAAACGTGCCGGCTTTTAATCCTGCTTTGATTTCATCAACACGTTTCTTTGCTACCTCAGGTACTGCATCGTTAATCTTAATAAGATCGTTAGCACCCTCTTTAGTTCCCCATTTAGTATCCGCAGTTTTCCATGTATTGTTTAGCACATCGTTTACTGCTTTTTCATAGTAAGGACCCCAGTTTACTACAGCGGATCCGAGGTGTGCTTTAGGAGCAAATGCGCTCATATCACTATCCCAACCGAAGGCAAACTTGCCATTCTTTTCTGCTGTCTGTAAAACTGCTGTAGAGTCAGTGTTTTGTAGTAATACATCAGCCTTTTGGTTAATAAGAGCCTGTGCTGCTTCGCTTTCCTTTGGCGGATCAAACCATGTGTTTACCCAAACTACCTTTGTAGTTACTTTGGGATTAACACTGCGAGCTCCTAGAGTAAATGCGTTAATGTTACGCAATACTTCTGGAATGGGGAAACTGGCTACAAATCCGATGGTATTAGTTTTAGTCATAGTGCCTGCTACTACACCAGCTAGATATGCATCTTCATAAAACTTAGCTTCGTATACACGCAGATTTTCTGAGGTCTTATAACCAGTAGCATGTTCAAACTTAACATCAGGATGATCCTTGGCTACTTTTTCCATTGCGTCACCGAAACCAAATGATGTAGCGAAAATAAGTTTATGACCTTGACTTACTAGGTCACGGATCACACGTTCTGCATCTGCACCTTCTGGTACCTTCTCTACAAATGTAGTTTTGATTTTGTCACCAAACTTTTCTTCAATGTGCTTACGACCATTGTCATGCGCAAATGTCCAGCCTGCGTCACCTACAGGACCTACATATATAAATCCTACCTTAAGTGGATCTGCTGATTTTGCTGGAGCAGCAGTTTCTTCCTTTTTGCTGCAACTAGCTAGGGTAAGTGCAGCAAGTGCCGCCACCGACACCTGCAACAGTTTACGCTTAAATGAAACCATAGTAAAAACTCCTTTTATATTTTAAGTAGAGTATTTAATATAGTTTTAGTAGTAGTTAATTATTTTAGTTAAAACTTTGAGTGAACCTGCGACCCTTATATTCAAAGGTGACGATTTCACCTTGTTGAAAAGTCACAGGCTGTTGACTGCATCTTGTCTGCATTTCTACAACTGAGCCATCGCTTTGACTTCCCATACTGCCACCGATAACTGCCCCGGCAGCGGTTGCTATGTCCCTGCCCCTGCCATCACCTATTTGATTACCTATAGCAGCGCCTACAATAGCTCCAACTACACCTCCACCTTGACTACGACGTTCAACAGGAACTTGGCTGCATACCTGTTGATACATAGTAGCAAACCTAGGTTGCTTGCTGATAACTACAGCAACATCTTGATTATAGGACTGTGCATTGGCTGACACAGCAAATACAGTTAATGCAATACCTGCTAGAATTTTCATTGAGTTACTCTTACTAATACTTCTTGTTGAATACCATTGACTGTCATAATCTGTCTGTTATATACTACGCCGTCAATGACCACCTGACTGGTTTGTTGTATAACTTGGGGTTGTTGAACTACTACAGGTTGTTCAATAATATAAGGCCGAGTTACAGCATAGGTTGCTACACCTCCTATAATAGCAGGAGCTATCCACCAGGACGGATTATGGAAATGCCTATGATGGTGCCATCCATGATGTCCATGTGCTCTACCATGTGCCTCTGCTAAAGACGGCACAGTTAATAATAAACCTGATAAAAATGCTGCTGCCATTGTTTTCATCTTACTACTCCAAAAATAGACAGACTCCGTAGGGCGTGTGGGTCCTCTGTCTAGACGTATGAGCCTCTCACTACATACAACTGCTACGCAGTTTACCCCTACCAGATCTTATACTTATTTAACGCCTTAGACTGTGTAAAGTTTACAGAATTTTTCTGTGTAAACTTTCAAATTTTTTACAGCTTAATCTCCATTTTGTTTGTATAGGTCTAGGAGCATGGCAACTGTTGTAGTGTAACACACTAAACACATGATGTAAATAGTTTTGGGTTGACCAATCTACTCGCATCAGCCAGTTATACCTACCTATTTTGAATGGGTGTTTTAATTTTACTCTTGCGTTAAATTGCTTGGGTCTAAATTTACTGTTCTTCAGGTTTAAGTCCATTGCTATGCCTATCGTGAGGAGTATCTGTGTCTTGAAACAACTTACGTTCTTGTAGAGTAGCCTCCTTAAATATTTTTCTAGGGTTACCACACATATGGCATTTTGGATTACCACAATTAAGAGCGTGATGTTTTACTAGTTTATGTGGTTCATCTACAGGAACATTAAATGCTTTGGCTATCTTTACCTGCTTATTGACAGCATTTTCATCTTTTAACCTGCGACGACTGTTTTTTACTTTATCTTCGGCGTTGCTCAAGTCATCCTCCTTATGATGATAGTAGCAAAAACTTTAGAGTCTGTCAACTAAAAAATAGATTTAGTTATAGGTGTGCGTGTGGCAGAATTGTTATCATCTGCAAATACTGTGGTGCTACCGGATTGGATAGGTATTTTGGTTGTATTATCACCTGCTCTGGCTATACTTTTGTTTTCCACGAATACAGTTTGGGCACCTTGAACTACAGTGGCGCCGCCTAAGGTAACTGAACCGGCGTGTGCAGTTTTTTTCTTATTGGTGAATACTGTAAGAGCTCCAGAGGCAATAGGACGATCTGCTCTGTCTAACTCTACTCTGGCTACTGCTCTGGTCATGTCCAAGTTTCAGGAGGAATAGTTCCTGGAGACCAAACACCAGTTTTAGCTCTAATCTGGCTAGCACTTTTAGCCTGTTTAGCTGCAACTGCTACAGGATCTTTTATAACCTGTTGTGCTTTATTAAATCCTAAAGCAGTCCACATATTAGTTAATACTTCTTTACTCCATATCACTAAGGCGCTGTTCATGATATAATCTTTTAATTTATCAAATATACTATTTGTTACACTTGAAACAGCATTTTGAAATTCAGTAGTGGCTCTCATTATTCCGCTATTGTTAATAGCTTCTTGTACCATTTCCTGTATAGTGGGCAATGGAGCAGGCTGTATGTCATTTCGTTTTAATGCAGCAAGAGTTTCCTGCTTTTGGAATGAGTTATTTGCTATTTGATCAGCAGCCGCTACACTCTGCACAGCCACCATGTCACTCATGGTTGCTGCCTGTGCTTTCACTGCGCCTGCTACATCTGTTATATTAGCCACGATGTTCGACTGTCCTTCTTCTATCTTCATCAAACTATCACTAATATTAACCAGCATGTCTGCTTGATTAGCTATACTATTTCTTAGACTGCCCGGTTCTGCTAGAGCTGAGAGCCCTATACTTTTTTCTAGTTGAGCATTTAGGGCAATCAGGTTAGCATTAATCGCACCTAATGCAGAAAGTAAACTTACATGATTCGCTTCTAGAGCAGTAGTTAATCCAACAATAGCGCCAGCTACAACATGATCAGCAGCCATTTATTATCCCCTTTACTATATTTACCTTAGGGCTATTCCAGTGGTTCCTTGCATGTATTGATCAGCTGCTTCTTTCTTGCTGGGCATCATGGCCATTACATGTTGTTTTTTTAGAGTGACAATATCTTTACTGCCTAGAAACATCCAAGGCATCATGCCTAATCCCTGTGGACCGATAGTAATAGCTAATGGACGTTCTATTTTTACTTCATCGTTATTTTCAGAATCAAAGCGTCCTATGATTTCATCTCCATTTACTAGTTTGATGCTGATAACTTCTCCTTGAGAGATACCTTTGTCGATTAACATTTTTTTCCTTTATTGATCTTCTTCTTTTGGTGGAAGGTCACATAGTGCTTCCAAAGTTTTGTAGTGTTCGTAGGCCTTGCGTAGAGATTCAAAGTGTGCCAACTTTTCTGGATTGGGCGTTAGTATGGCCAATCTACGTTCAATATTTGCCAGCATATCGCCTAGGCTACGACCACGCCATTTAATATCACCTTCTATCTCTGCATCTCCTTGAACTTTTAAAGATGACGAAGGAGTTATGTTGAAGCCATAGTTAGGTGCTGACCAACCATTATACGGAGCGTGACTTAGTATAGAACCACTACCACTACTACCACCACTGCCATTAGTTGATATTGAGGTGGTGTGCCAATATGGTTGAGAAGCCTGTTGTCCTGCCATATTGCTGGTATCTATGGTAATGTTGAGATCTTTGATTAAGTCTTCAAGATTCAATGTAGAGATGCTAGTTCCATCAAACTCAGATGCAGATATTATAAGGCTTTCTTCTTCAGGCTTGACCATAGAGATGCTCCTCAAGTTCTTTGTAACCGCCTATTAACTTACCATCAAGAAATACTTGTGGCACACTACGAGCAGTGGGGGCAACCTCTAGTAGTTCTTCCTTGGACCACCCATCACCTATTTTACGTTCTTCAATGTCTATTCCTTTTAACTTTAAAATACCTTTTGCCTTTTCACAATAAGGGCAGTCGCGTTTAGACCAAACAATAGCTTTCATTTTTGTCCTTTATAGATCTGGTAATTCTTCATAGACAACCTTATCACTCATCACACCGATTACATAGTTTGTGCTTTCGTTTTCTTGTAGTGCTGTCTGTTTCTTATTAATATTAACGTGCTTGTTGAACCATGGAATGGGATTGTTCTTAGGATGTTCTTCGTGATATTTAACACCTATTTCTTTTAGTTTCGTAAAAGCGGTATAGTCAACAAAATCTTTTAGTATTTGTGAATTCAATCCTATCACTACACCCTTACTGAATAGATAGTCTGCCCATGCCTTTTCTTCTTTAATAACATCCAAATACATACTGTAGACTTCTTGTTCACATTCGTGTTTGGCCTGTGCGAAGCGTTCATCTTCTTTGACTACCTGATTTATAATCCAGGCTGTCCATTCTGCATGTAGTATTTCATCCTGTAAAATCAGTGCTATGATATTACCGTTGCCAATAAAGATCTTATTCTCTACCATAGCAAGACTTGTGGCAAATGATACCATAAAGCGAAATGCTTCTAGTGCATAGCTAGCGTTCAGGGCCAACCAAATAGCCTTGATGTGTTCTTTTTCGTCGACTGATTCTGGGTTTACTTCCTTTAGACTATTTAGGCTGTGTAGTTTGTCATAGTATTCACCTACACTACTTGCCATGTCTACGATTTCTTGTGTGTCATGGATGGTATTGAATACATCTTTAGGTACACCATAAATGTTACGTATAATATGACTATAGCTTTTACTATGAATATTTGTCTCAAAAAAACTCCAGTTACTAACCAGTGCTTCTAGTTCAGGAATACTAATAACTGGGCTGAAGACCTGACTAGGCGCACGACCCTGTATACTATCCAATGCAGTCTGTCTTAGTAGATTACTAGTAAAGATGTGTTTAACTGCTTCACTAGCTTCTTTATGATCCATTTTGTCTTTGGTAAGACTAACTTCTTCGGGAACCCAAAAGAAGCCACGGGCCAGTTCTTCAAACTTTTGTATCTTAGGATATTTTACTTCTTCAAACCTTTGCACTGTTACTGGACCTTCTGGGTCCAAGAACATTTTACGTTTGAGATAGTTTGTCTGTTTGTGTAGATTATATTGTTCTTTACTCATAGTTTACAACTTTCGCAGTCTTCCTCTGTGTCATATATTATAGCATTATCTGCTGCATTGATATAGGTAGGAACCACTTGTGGTCCAATATTAGTGCTAGTAACATTGACCTTTGCCCCTACCTTGTTGATTAGACTATAGTATATAGTCTTGATACCCCATTTGTAGGCAAGCATTAAGTTCTTGGCTACAAGTGTTCCAGGCACCTTGCCCTCGGGAAAGTAGGCTGGATTATAAAAAGTGTTTGTGCTTAGGCTTTGATCTATATATGCTGCTAGGACT